CGAATAGAATTCTAAACGCTGGCGGCAAAGGGTGGGCGGGGTGGTACAGGGCGCGAGGGGTAGGGGGTAGGGGGTAGGGTGGAGCTTGGGGGTTTCGTGATATGTTCCAAAAACCCGAGGTGAGAACATGAACGCGAACAGAGCACTAGCCGAAGCGGTGAGGCATGACCCCCTGAGGTTTGAACGCTACCGAACCGGGGCCGGTGCGCCCTTGTTTCATGCTGACCCGTCACGCGAGAAGATCCTACGAGCCGGCAACCAGTGGGGCAAGACTAGGGCAGGTGCCCGAGAGGCGTTGTGGGTGATGACCGGTCACCCATGGCGCGAGGTGAAGCCGGCGCCCGTGCGCGGCCGTGTGGTCACATACTCGTGGGCGCAGTCGGTGGAAGTGCAGCGGCGCATCAATGAGATATGCCCGAGCTTTATTGTCGAAGGTTACGACTTCAACGATCAGCGCGGATACGTCGGGCAAAAGTTGAGGCTCAAGAACGGATCGGTGATGGAGATTATGACAGCTTCGCAGGACACAATCGCCCACGGCGCCGCTAGTCTAGACTTCGTATGGGTGGACGAGCCGCCCCCGCGTGAACTTTATAGTGAGTTGTTAGCTAGACTACTGGTACGGCGCGGCCACCTTTGGCTAACGATGACGCCGGTCGGGCGGCCCGTTGATTGGCTGATCGAAGAGATAGAGCAAGGGCGATTGAGCGATCACCGCTTCGACTTGTCGCCTGAGAACTGCCCACACCTGGGCGCCGATCAGATCGAAGGCATCGCGGCCAAGTACCTACCCCACGAGCGGCCCCAACGCCTGCACGGCCACTGGCACGGCGAGGCTACCGATCGATACTTCGAGGCCTTCGACGAGCGGTGTGTGAGTGACGAGCAGCCACACGGTGAGGTAGGGATCGGCCTGGGCATTGACCACGGCGAGGGCATCGGCAAAGAGAGCGCGATCCTGGTGGCCTTCGAGCGCGATGGCGATCACCCGGCGATGTGGATTCTTGACGAGTACACCAACACCAAGCGCACCGATCCCGAAGAGGACGCCGCGGGGATCCTGGCGATGTTGGAGCGCCACAACATAAGCCCGCGTGAGGTAGACATCGCCGTCGGTGATGTGAACAGCGCCGGCAAGGCTTCGGGCGGGGCCAAGGTTAACGACCTACTGACGGCCGCCATCGCGGCCAAGCTCGGGGCGTACCGCCCCCCGTTTCATATCAGGGCACCGAAGAAAGGACGCGGCTCGGTGTCATGGGGCTGCCGTCTTATGAACTACGCATTTAGACGCGGTGATCTGACGGTGCACCCTCGGGCTAAAGGGGTGATCAACTCTTTTAAATACTGGCAAGGGGCCGACGATGATTTAAAGCATCGATTGGACGCGACGCGCTACGTTTTGTCTAGCGTGCTATCATACCGCAAGGGCTACTATCGCCTGCGCTTCGAGAGGTGACCATTGATCGACACGAACCCACCGCCACCGCCTGACGAATACGACCGCGCCCGCGTTGAGCAGAGCCGCCTCAGGCGCCGCCTGCTTACGGGCAATTGGCAAAACGATCTACGCCAGTTTTTGAGCCGTGAGATCGACAGTGTCCGCCTTCGCTCTTGGGGTGAGGGCGACATGACAAAGAACGCCTTTCGAAACGTTATCAATCAGCTATCGGTCTTGTACGACCGGCCGCCCGTTATCAGTCACGAGCAGCCAGGCGCAAGCGAAGAGCTAACCAAGGTGCTTGACGGTGCCGGGCTTTGGCAGTTGGCGAGACGCTTGCAAGTGATAACGATCGGGCTTCGTGAGGGCCTCTACAGACTCGCGGTGGTGGGCGGCGATACTCCGCGCCTTCAGGTGCGCGTTGTGCCCCCTGATATGGTCTATGGCGAGAGCAGCGCCGACGCGCCCGACGTGCCCACGATGATAACCGAGTACCGCCTACGCGATACGGGCAAGAAGGTTGAGTGGACGCGGGACGTGTTCGACATCCGCGGCGAGCCCGTCTATCGGGTTGAAAGCGGCGACGGTAAAGAAGACCTATCGGGCCGCTTCCTGGGGAGTGACGGTGGCCTCTATGGCGATGCGTACCCGTATCACCTAGAGGGTAAGCCTTGCTTGCCTTACGTGCTTTACCACGCCGAGCGCACGGGCCGCCTTTGGGATCCCTTCGAGGGGATCGAGCTTGTGGAGGGGTCGCTTGTGGCGAGCGTTTTGTGGACATTCTGGCGCCATTGCGTGCGCGATTGCTCGTGGCCTCAGAAGTACGCGATCGGGGTTCGACCTGCCGGCGGCGTCATATCAGACCCAAACGAAAACATGGCCTACATACCCACCGACCCGGCCAGCTTGATTAACTTCGAGGCCACCGGCGAGACGGCGCCAAGCCTGGGCCAGTTTCAAGCAGGGGCCGACCCCTCGAAGCTAGGCGAGGCCATCAGGGAATATACCGCGGACCTCGCCATGGACTTTGGCATAAGCTCGACAGACATGGCCCGCATCAGCGCCAACCCCCGCAGCGGCTACGCCATCGCCCTTAGCAAAGAGGGCGTGAGGGCAGCACAGCGCCGATCCGAGGTGCAGTTTTCGCGCAGCGACATCGAGACGCTTTCGAAGGCCTCGGCCTTTTGGAACGCGGCGACGGGCTCAACGCTACCAGAGCAGGGATGGGAGATCGCCTATCCAGGGATGCCCCTATCCACCGATGAGAAGAAAGCCATCATCGAAGAGTGGCAAGCCCTGGCCGAGCTAGGCGTGGCGTCGGTGGTGGACCTGTACATGTCAGTGCACAACGTTAGCCGCGAGACGGCGGCGCTGGCGTTGGAGCGCATCGCTTTTGACCGTAACCGATACACCTAAAAACCCCCGAGGACATTATGAGCGACGAAGAAAACGAAAAGACCGTTCCCTATAGCCGTTTCGAAAAGAAAGTAACCGAAGTTGCTTCGATGAAAGAAGCGCTTGCAGAGATGCAAGGGCAGATCGACACCTACCGCACCGGCGCCGAAGGGGCCGAAGACCTACAGGGCAAGCTCGACGCGCTTACGGCGCACACAGCAGCCGAGCGCGAGACGTACAGCACCACCCTGGCGCTCTACAAGGCAGGCATAACCGACAACGATACGGCCGAGCTTGTGCGATGGCGCTTTGCAAAGAGCGAAAAAACAGCCGACCAATTCGAGGCGTGGCTTGGTGAAGAGGCCAAGCAAGACAAGCTTTTAGCCCAACATTTCGCCCCACCTGAGGCGGCACCGGTGGCCGTGCCTGAGGCGGCGCCCGTGACGATGACCCCACCGCCCGACGTTAACCAGGGGGCAAAAACGGCCCCGCCGCCGCGCAATTCATACACCGTCGAAAGCGTTAAAAACATGAGCACCGACCAGCTAAAAGAAAATTACACCAGCATTATGGACGCGTGGGGCTTCGGTGGGAAGCGTTAAAATGTGGTTTGCATAGCCTAAAATGTGATATAAAGAGATCGAAACGGTAGCCAACCCGATCGGCTCGCGGCGTTAAACGCGCAGGGAAAGGCTCATAGCGTTTGGTTTTTCCCCAATACAATACACACCGCCCGAAAGGGCAAAGGTTGAATTATGCCAATAACCGAAGTATCTCTAGAAACCGATCTCCGTCTAGCCGTAGCGCTTGACACCTCCCTCCGCATCATCCTGGCCGACATGGGTTCGATCCGAAAATCGGGCGCCCTCGTTAACCTGGGCACGATTGACGGCACGGGCTCCGACACGAGCCGCATTCGTTTTGCGGGCCTCGCTAGCGATCCTTTCGTCACCTCCGCCGATGGCGCGGCAGTGGCCGAGACGGCGCTAACAGACGCAAGCGCTGACATCGCGGTTGTACGTGGCGCCCTCGTGCGTGAGCTTACCGACCTTGCAAACCTTACTGGGTTCGCTGAGGATATCTCGCCCATGTCACTAGCCCAGTCGATGGCCTGGGGCTATGAAGCTTGGTTCAATGGTCTGGTAGGAACGGCCGTCACTGGCTTTACTACGGACGTGGGAAACACGGGCGTCGATATGAACGTCGATGATTACTACGACGCAATTTTCACCCTTGAACTTGCTTCGGTGCCGGGGCCGTTCTATTGCTTGCTTGCACCGCGCCAACTGGCCGACCTACAAAACAGCCTGCGAGCCGAAGCCGGGGCCGTACAATTTATGCCTGCCACGGCCGACATGCTCAAGATCAAATGGGGCGAAGGTTACGCCGGTGAATTTCTCGGTGTATCGATCATTAAGTCGAGTTTTGTCAACACTACCGCCACCGATGAAGAGGGCGGCATGTGGGGCCTTGGCGCCGTCGGATACAAAACCGGCACAGTCCGCCCGCCCATCGGCGCCGCGGTGACCTCGGTTGACTCCGAGATCGTCGTCGAGTTTGAACGCCAGGCAGCAAGCGGCGTAACTCAGATCGTTGGAAACGGTTATGCCGGCGTCGCTATCATCGAAGATGCACGCGGTGTGGGCATTGTCACCGATGCGTAAACGGTAACTCTTTAGCCGCCCGACGGTGCCCCGGCGTTTGCTCGGGGTAGCGTTAGGGCTCGCCGGCGGGCGGCTTTTTACCCTGAGCCCTTTACCCCGAGGACACACCAACATGGCAAAGAACTTCAAAGCGTCGCCGGTCACAAAAACCGCCGGCACCGACCTACTAAACGTGAGGCCAACGCCGGCCTTTTTCTTCATGCACAACCCGAACGGGTGGGAAATGTTAGAAACCGAAGACGGCTATGAGTGGCTGCCGCGGCTTAAGCGTTTCACGCTCACGCCTGGCGTTAACGGCATCGCCCAAGACCGCCGGGGCGGCGTGGATTATCAGCGCGCAAAAGCTAATTTCGAGCGGCGCGGCTGGACGTTTATCATGCCCGAAGACGTGCCCGGCGGCTATATGGTCGAATACGAGGGCCGGTGGGGCAAGGTCTACGCTGACAAGTGGAGCCACCCAAGGCCGTTAGGCGCTGGCGACAACGCAAAGATCCTGTGGGATCACGACGCCGAAGGCTTTAACGACTTCCGCCGCTCGCTCGTTGAGAGGCTAGGCCCACCCGATCCCAGCGTGATCGACTTCCGCGAAGCGATACAA